TATAAACGTTTGAATAAAGTATTTTTCCTGTTGTCGTAATATTAAATGCTTGTGCATCTAAATCGCCGCCAAGTTGTGGTGTTGTATCTGCTACTACACTTGCAATACCACTACCTGCAGTTGCTACCCAATTACTATTTTCATAACTTTCTAATTGATTAGTTGTAGTATTATAAATCATATCTCCATTTGCAGGACTAGAAATAGCATTACGAGTAGTTGTTGTAAAACTTGCTAATCTAAATGGAGTATCTGTAACTAGTACACGATTTGTTGCGTCTAGTTCTATATTTGCTCCAGCACTGATAGTTGTACTACCTGATCCTGTTACATTTAAATTTGTTGCTGTAATATTGGGAACAGTTAGTGTATTAGTAGTACTGTTATACGTAAAATCACTGTCGCCTCCAAATGCACCTGCATTATTAAATTGTACTTGAGTTGTACTGCCGCCTGGTGTGCCTCCGCCACCTGTCTGTGCTACCCATGCATAATCACTTCCGTTCCAACTTAGTACATAACCACTAGTCGGATTTGACTGATTTAAATGTGTATCAACGGAGCTGTTTATATCCGGAGGTGTGTATGTAAAAACTCCTGAACTGTTATTATAAGAAATAGCGCCATCACCACTTGCTGATCCTTCACTACCAACACTCAAGTCAGTTAACGAAATGCCACCACTTCCTGCAGCATCATTTTGGGGTATCCAATTACTACCATTCCATTTTAATACTTGTCCACTCGAAGGAGCATTTGTAGTTGTATCGACATCTGACAGTGTGTCTATACTTCCGATACTAGCTCCACTAAATTGGGAATTGGCCCAAGTTTGAGTGGCAACTAAATTACCAGACATGTTGATGTTTCCGGAAACATCTATATTGTTATTAAATTTTGTTTCACTCATTTTTTTTCCCTATTACTGTCATTGAATAAACTCCTGTTATACATATTTATAAACACTAGTCATAAAAACAGGGGCCGTAGCCCCTGTTTTCTTGTTTAGTAAAACAATTACATATTATGTAAATGCAAGTTGACCTGTTGTTACAGCAATTTTTGCTAGGTAATCAGCAGCATTACCAAGCGAGCTTGCTTGGTTGCTTAGTTCTACATAACCATAACGTGTCATGAAGCTAACTACTGGCTCAAATGTACTTGGGTCAAGTACTGTACCACTACTCATTAACGGAATGTATGGGCAGTAGAACGCAGCCGCATCAGTTTCTGTTGCGCCTTTGTATCCTACTAGTACATCATCGTTAGCTGCGTACTGGTTTACGTATACTCTCATTGTACCGTTTAGTGTACCAACGAATTTTGTATTTGTTGGTGCTTCAAAAGTACCTTCTGTGCTACGTGCGAATGCTGAAGTTGTAGCACTCTGTAGTACTGTTAGTACTGTTGGACTTACAACCGCCCAGTTACCTGCACCACGACGTGTGCGAGCTGCGATTGTGTTTGCATTTTTGTTGATTAGAACTGCAAGAGCTGCATGCTCATCACCAACAAATGTTGCTGTACCACTTACGCTACCTTGTGCGTATGTGTCTGATGCTGCACCAGCAAGACTTGTTAGGCTTGCAATGATTTCTTGATCAATTTCAGCAGTAATTTCTTGTGCAAGAGCTTGCATAATTTCTGCTTCAACGTCAAGACCATGCATGCTTTGTGCGTCTTGTGCTGCTTCAAATGTCCAACGTGCTGATAGCTTACGTGATTTAGCTTCAACAGTTTGCTTTAGAACTTGAATGCTTAGTTTTTTACCAGCATCGCCTTCTAATGCGCTTGTTGCTGCCGCTTTATCGTCCGCTGCACCTGAATAACCAGCTGCGATTTTGAATGGGCTTAGTGCCTCATCGCCTGCTGATGTGTCAATACCACTTGTTGAGTTAAATGCTTCTGCATAACGTACACGAAGTGTGTGAATTTGTCCAACTGGGCCTGTCATAGGCTGTACTCCAACGATCTCGTTGGCGATAACAGTTGGCATAACACGTCTAATTACTGGAAGAATTACTTTGTTAAGTGTTGCTACGTTTCCTGCTTGAGTTGCACCAGTTGTAGCTGCCTCTGCGAGGTAGTTCTTAGTGTTCTCAAGTGTTGTTTCCATCACTTTTTTCTTAGTCCCAGTTAGACCGTCTGTTAGAGCTACTTTAGTTTCGCTCCAATTTTCCATTAGGTTGTCTGCCATTTCGGTCTCCTTAACTAATACCGGCTAGTTTTTGAAGGTAAACAATATCAGCTGTCTGCGTGTCAGCTGATGCTGATGCTTTGGCTTTGTCACCAGTGACTTCTGTTACAGATTCACTGAGTACCTTCTTCTGTGGTTTTTTAGCATCTTCCTTCAATACTGATGGTAGATACTTATTAAATGCATTTTGTAGCTTGTCAGTTTTTACGCTTTCAAGCAATGCACCCATAATCTCTTTATGGTCTTTGCTGAGAGGTTGCATCATTTCTTGCATAATTTGCTTTCTTTCTGCTGTATCAGCAGCAATACGAGCACGTTTTGCGCTCTCTTGTACTAATACTTCTTTCTCAGCAATGGCTTTGTTTTTGTTTTCAATCTCACCTTGTAGACCTTCAACTACTTTTGATAACTTAGAAACTTCTGTTCCTTCGTTTAAGTAGCTGCCCATAAACTCAGCTGCAAACGTTTCGAAAATCTTACGACCAAAGGTATTTTCTTTAGCTGTTTTAATATCTTCACGTAGTGTGTTAAGTTCACTCTTGAGTGTGTTCTCAAGAATTCCGTTAACCTTTGTTGCGGCTGTTTTAACGAAGTCTGCTTTAGTTTGATTAATAACTTCTTTGCCTTCTTTAATCATTTTGACTTTTGCTTCAACTAGTGAGCGTTTGTCCTCATGAAACTCATTGAGCTCCTTAGTGAGTTGTTCCATAACAAAGCCTTCCAGCCTTGACATGTTTGATTCTTGAACAACTCGGTCTTCGCGAAGTTCGTTAATTTCTTTGCGAAGTGTATCCATCACAAATGAATCAAGCAGTTTTGCATGCTCTTTCATATGCTTGCGATAGGCTACACGATCTTCTGCAACTTTAGCTTTGTCTGCTTGGAACTCTTCAAGTTCTTTTGCAATAACATCACCAATCATTGTGTCTGCGGCTTCAACAATCTGCGCTTTGTCATTTTCATAACGTTGTGCAAATTCTTCTCTAAGTTCAGCTGTGATTGTCTCACGAGCTTCTGTTAGTTGGGTATCCCAAGCCTCAGATAATGAAGATCTGACCTCTTCGGAGAGCGTATTTGAGTTTAATAGTTCATCCATTGCATGAGCCATATTAATCTCTCCTATACTTCAGGTTTTTTATAAAATTTGTCACCTCTTCCTGGAGATAACGTTGTGCGCCTTTGTCGTGTCTAGTTGCGCTAGCGACATCCAAAAGTACATTACCCCTACTATGATTCATAATTCTTTCATAGATTGGATCAGGGTAAGCATCAGGAGCACTTGGATTTGCTACGATGTCTACGGTAATAATCTCAAAATCTTTAACTACTCCGCTTTCGTTAACATTGCCACTGCCTCGGCTTGACACGCCTAGTTTTACACCACTCTCTAATAGGGTTTTACAAATATTTCCCATTGGAGTTGGTAGAATTTTAAGTTTGCCGATCCCATTTGCGCCGTCTGTATCCATTTCTGTGATCATGTGACTTACACGATCTAAATTGATATTCAGGTCATCTGGATGATCAGCTTCACCTAATACACTGTATCCACCTTTAATTTTTTCATTGATACTTTTTACAGCACTATGAATTTCTTCTTTGGTATAGATACGATTTTTTTGGTTGCGTACATCGCCTTCGATAAAGATACCTTTCATGTACAGGCTTTTGCCACCGTGAGCTTCTTCGATAGCTTCGGTGACAATGTTTGCCTGATTAAATGTTAAGTGTTCTTTTAGCGAGGTAAACATATTACTTCATTCCTCTGATTGGACTGTCCGACTTTGTGTCTTCACGCTTTGGTGCAGGTGCTGCACTTGGCGATCCGGCTTCTTGTGGACCTGTTACACCCATGTCTTTCACAGCAGGAGCACTTGGTTTAGCGCCTTCTTTTGTGTCTGTTGGGTGTGGAGAAGCATGTGCATTACCAGCGCCTTTGGCTACTGGACTGCCTTTGTCACTGTTATCACTGTGTGATACACTAACTGCTGACATTGTTGCGCCTTCTTCCATTGCTTCGACTTCGTCTGCTTCAAAAGCAATTGCTTCGTCTGCTGGCTCATCTTCTGCTGGTTCGTCGCCCA